GGTAGATATAGAACCAGACAACAGACAATAAAAGGCTTTCCAGAACTACAAGCAAAACAACTTACAATTCAATACATTCCGAATGAATTAAAAAAAATTATTAGGAGTATGTAATGGCTGCAACAGATTTGAATACAGTCAGACAAACGATAGAAGCAAGACTTGCTACAGAACTTGCAAGTAGCCCTGCGATCTCTGTTGTATTTAACAACCAACCATTTGATTCGACTACTCAAGACACTTTTGTACAATGTATAACAAGTTTTGGAACTGGTGGTTATTTAACTCTGGGCGGATCTGGTAACTCTACTAACAGTATTGTTGGTTTAGTTCTTTTAAATATTTTTACAGATGAAGGTATTGGAGCAGGGACAAACTATGTGATTGGCAAAAGACTTCGTGACCTTTACAATAATATTACAGTTTCAAATGTAATCTTTGATTCACCTATTGGTCCTGAGGTTCTATCTTCAAGTCCAGAAGGTAAATTTCAAACACAAGTTAGGATTACTTTTGAAATATACGAGGATCTTTAATCATGCCAAAACTTGTAATCACAGAAGAAATGCTTGACGCCATTGAAGTTGTTAAAGGAAGAAGGGAAGCTGCATATTGGGATCCTCAGTGTAAAAAATATATGGAGAGTCAACAAAATTGTAAAATAGATGTAAAAAAGACTGAAAAGAGTTAATATATTTATAAATATTTCTTTTTTTTGTTATGGCTGCTGTTAAGGGTGACGTTGGAAAAATTATGTTTGAAAATGCTGGCGGTACTGAAGCTGACATTTCAGGCTTAAGAAGTTGGTCTCTATCTATTACAAAAGACACACAAGAAACAACAGTTCTTGGTAATACTTCAAAAAGTTTTGTAGGTGGTTTAATTTCTGGAGAAGGTTCCGCAGAACTTATTTATGATCCAGCAGGCAACTCTGATTATCAAGCCTTTATAGATGATGTTCTTGTAACTGGCGATGCTGGTGATGCATTGTTTGAATTATTCCCTGATAGTGGAACAGCAGCAAAAAAAATAGGTTTTGCTGGTATTGTTACTTCTGCTGAATATGGCGCAACTTTAGGTGAAATTCAAATCATAAATATCTCATTTGTGACAAACGGTGCGATTACTTCAGCTATCTGATACGTTAGGATAATAAGAAAATTTTTTAATGACAACAAAAAGAACAGTAGACATTATCACTGATGCTTTTAGTGATGTAATGTCTGCAAGACGCAAGTACGAGCTAGACACACCATCTGGTCAAAAAATAGATATTTATTTTCCACCTTTAACTAGATATGATAGACAGAAAGCTCAAACTTCTGTTGGTACTGATGATGCCTTAATGGTTTCTACACAGCTACTTTGTCAATTAGCAGAAAAAGAAGATGGGTCAAAAATGTTTGCTGCAGCAGATGCACCTAATTTACAAAGAATGTTGCCAGAGAAAGTTTTAAACGATATTGAATTATTTTTATTTGAAATTAAATTAGATGTTAATACAGCAAAAAACGATTAAAGAGAAATAACTGGCTTAACTTTGAGTTGTTTCTCGCAACTGAATTAGGTAAAACATTAACAGAATTAAGACAAGGTATTACTGAAGAGGAATTAATATATTGGGCTGCTTATTACGAAAATAAACATGAAAATGAAAAAAGGATGCATGAAAGAGCGAAAAACAGGTAGTATATAATTAATAGATTTTTGTTTAACTTAAGTGGCCGAAAGTATAGTTACCTTAAGAGTTGAAGCAAGAAATGCAATATCTTCTTTAAATAAAACTTCGCAAGCAACAAGATCGCTTTCAAGAAATGCAAGCGGTGCCACAAAATCTTTAGCAGCAACATCAACCGCAGCAAGAGGATTAGGTGCTGCATTAGCTAGTTCACTTGGACCACTGCTTACTGTAGGTGCTGCTGTTGCAACAGTAAGTAATGCAATAGGAACTTTTACAGCAAGAGAAAGGGATGTTGCAATTTTAACTCAGGGTTTAAAAAATTTAGGTGCTGGTGCTACTGAACTTAATGAATTACAAAAAGCAGCAGACAGATTAGGAAATCAGACTTTATTTAATCAAGAAGAATTTACGAGAGGCTTTAATTTATTAACAAGTTTTAGAAATATTGGAGTTGATGCATATTCAAGAGTTGCTCAAGCAGCAGCAGATATTGCACAAGTAAACCAAGTAGATGTTAATACTTCATTTATGCAATTAGCAAAAGCATTGCAAGACCCTGAAAGAAATTTATCAAACTTAAATCGTTCTGGTATTGCTTTTACAAAACAACAGACAGAAGTAATAAAAGAGTTAATGAAAACAAATAAAACAGCAGAGGCTCATGCCATGATTTTGGGTATTGTTGAAGAAAGTTATAATAAATTATCACAAGCTGCTGCCGAAGGATTTGCTGGAAATGTTGATTCCTTAGGCGAAGCATTTAGAGATTTTTCAGAGACTTTAGGTAAAGCATTAGAACCTGCTTTGATTGCAGTTACAAAAGGTTTAACATCTTTAATAAAAGCTGCAGATGAACTTTTAAAATCGCCACTAGGTAAAACGGCAGCAATATTTACAGCTATTGCTCTTGCTGCTAAAGGTATTGTAATAATTATTCCTGTAGTAACTTCGGGATTAATTGCTTTGGCTGCCGCAGGTGGGCTTGCTACTGTAGCCTTAAATGCCTTACCTTTTGTAGCTATAGCAACTGCTGCTGGTGCTTTTATAACTGCAATAATTAAAGCAACACAATCGCAACGAGATTTTAATAAAGCATTAAAAGAAGGTGATGAGCAAGCATTAAAAAGTGAATTTAATAGATTATTTATTGAAAGGCAAAAACTTTTACAGAGATTAGCTAAAGCACAAGAAAATAATAATAAAAGAGCAATTAATTCATTACAAAGACAACTAAACATTAATCAAGCATCAATTAAACCAATAAAAGAGCAAATGGATCTGCAACGTGAAGCTGCAAATAATATCGTTGCAACAAAAACAATAGAAAATAAATTAGAAGATGATAAAGCTAAAAAATTTGCTGATTTTTTAAAAAAACAAGAAACGCAAAGAGAGTTACTTCAATCAAATCTTGATGGGAATAGGCAAGAAGTAGAACTACAACAAGCAATAAATGCTGCTGTTGATATTCATGGTGAAAAGAACAGACAAAAAATTACAGATATTCTTACAGCCAATGCAGGTTTAAAAAATCAAAAAAAAGACGTTGATGCAATAACTGAAGCAGCAGAAAAGCAGGGTGATATATTTAAACAAATTGGAGATACTATAGCGTCTGGTATTTCTGATGCTTTAGTTGGAGCAATTTTACATACAAAATCTTTAGGTGAAGCGGCAAAAGGTATTCTAAATGATATAGCATCACAACTTTTAAGGCTTGGTATTAATACAGCCTTAAATGCTATTTTTCCGGGCTCAATATTTGCAAACTTACCTACTTTTGCTGCTGGTGGCAGACCTCCTGTTGGCAGAGCTTCAATAGTAGGAGAAAAAGGTCCAGAATTGTTCGTTCCTTCTTCTGCTGGTACCATAATTCCTAATAATCAAATAGGTGGTGGCGTTACTAATAATATTGTTGTTAATGTAGATGCATCTGGTTCTAATGTTGAAGGTAATGAACAACAGAGTAGAGAATTAGGACTTGTTCTTTCTACTGCTATACAGGCAGAAATTGTACAACAAAAAAGACCCGGAGGTTTACTTGCATAATGGCTACATTTCCTTCTATAACACCGACATATTCTGGTTTTACAAAAAGAAGTAATCCTGTAAAAAGAATTGTAAGATTTGTTGATGGCTATGAACATAGAATATTATTTGGGTTAGCTGCACATCAAAACCCTAAGATTTATACATTACAATTCAACGTTACTGAAACAGAGTCAGATGTAATTGAGGCATTTTTAGATAGTAGAGCAAATGACCAAGCAAGTTTTACATTTACCCCTCCGGGCGAAGGTATATCAAAAACAGGAACTTACAGCCAATCTGCAACCACGGTTACTATTACTGTTGCAAATCATGGGATAGCAATAGGCGAAACAGTAGTCATAGACTACACTTCTGGCTCTGCTACTGATGGTACTTTTATTGTTGCCTCTTCTGCTGATGCCAATACTTTTACTGTTACTGCAGCCGCAAGTGCTACCAATAGTGGAAATGTATCTGTAACTGTTTCTGGTGCAAAACAATTTGTTTGTGAAAGTTGGTCGAAAACAATACCTTACAACAATAGAGCAAAGATCAGTACAACTTTTAGAGAGGTTTTTGAACCATGAGTTCCAGTGTTATAAGTGATGTACAGGGCATAAATCCTTCTTCGATTATTGAACTTTTTACATTAACAACAACTACTGCTTTACATGGTTCTGCATCCACTTATAGATTTCATGCTGGTTCAAGTCTAAATGCAAATGGCGAGATTGTTTGGGCTGGTAATTCATACCAAAGATTCCCTGTACAAGTAGAAGGCTTTGCATATCAGAAAGGCCAGATACCAAGACCAACTCTTACTGTAAGTAATGCACTTGGTACTATTACTTCAATACTACTTACTGTCAATGAAACAACTGCTGGCAATGATCTTACAGGGGCAACTCTTACAAGAATAAGAACCCTAGCCAAATTTATTGATGCTGTTAATTTTGCCAGTAATGTAAATCCATATGGCACACCAGATCCTAATGCTGAGTTTGCACAAGAAATATATAGTATTGATAGAAAGTCTCAAGAAAATAGAGAGGTTGTATCGTTCGAATTAGCTGCACCTATTGATTTGGCTGGTGTTCGTGCGCCAAAAAGACAATGTACCAGAGCAGAGTTTCCTTCTATCGGTAGAATTAAAATATGAGTTGGAAGCAAGATGCTCTTGTTCATGCGAAAGACCAAGACCCTAAGGAATCTTGTGGTCTGTTATTAAATATTCGTGGCAAAGAAAAATATTTTGCTTGTAAAAATTTATCTACTTGGGCAAATCAATGTTTTATTATTGACCCAGAGGATTATGTTAAAGGAAGTGACTTAGGAGATATTATTGCAATAATTCACTCGCACCCTACAACACAACCTATTGCTTCAGAAGCAGATAAGATAAGTTGCGAAGAAACAAATTTGCCTTGGTATATTATTAATCCTAAAACAGAACAGTGGGGATCTTATAAACCAACTGGTTATAAAGCACCTCTAATTGGTAGACAATGGGTATGGGGTGTTACTGATTGTTGGGCTTTAGTCAGAGATTGGTATAAACAAGAACTTGGTATAACATTAAGGGATTGGGAAAGACCTATAACACCAGAAGAATTTATTGCAAATCCCATGTTTGAACAATGTGCAGAGGCTACAGGTTTTAAAGAATTAGAACCACAAGAAAAATTAGAAAATGGCGATTTGTTATTTATGTCAATAATGACAACTGGTTTAAATCATGTGGCGATATTTTTAGATGGTGATGTATTGCATCATTTAGCAGATAGAATATCTTGTAAAGAACCATATAATGAATGGTTATTAAAATGTACTGGTATGAGGTTACGTTATGCTCCGTAAACTTAAACTGTATGGCGATCTTGCAGAAGTAACTGGCCATAAAGAATTTGACATTCAAGTAAATACAACAGCACAAGCTGTAAGCTTTTTAATTAATAATTTTCCAGACTTAGAAAGTTATATGGCAAATAGATATTATAAAGTTTTATTAGATCAAGAAGAAATAGATACTGATGAATTGCATTATCCGATAGGTCAAGCAGATATAAAGTTTGTCCCAGTTATCTCTGGTGCTGGTGGTAACTTAGGAAAGATTTTATTAGGTGGTGCTTTAATCGCCATGAGTTTTGGTGTTGGTGGTTTATTTACCTCGCCATTGGCTTTTGGTGGAGGTGGTATAGGTTTTGCTTCTGCTGGTCTTGGAGCCAAAGCTGCTTTTGGTATTGGTGCTGCTTTAGTTCTTAGTGGTGTAAGTGGAATGTTATTCCCTGTTCCTAAAACCCCAGAATTTAGCTCAGAGCAAGATCCTCGCTTGTCATTTAGCTTTAGTGGTACTCAGCAAACAAGTAGGGCTGGAACTCCTGTACCTATTGTTTATGGTGAGATAATAACTGGATCTGTTGTTATTAGTGGTGGTATAGATACAGAACAGGTACAAGTATGACCGATAAAAGAAAAATTATTCGTGGTTCTAAAGGCGGTTCGCCACCACCTCCTAGACAACCGACAAGAACACCTGACACTTTACATAGTAAACAGTTTGCAACTTTTCTTGATCTTATTTCTGAAGGAGAAATAGAGGGAAGTGCATCTGCATCAAAAGAAGGTATTACTGATAAAACATCTACAGCCTATAAAAATGCGTATTTAAAGGATGTATTTTTAAATGATACACCGATATTAAAAGCAACAGCAACTTCAGCAAGTCCAGCAACAACTGACTTTAATTTTCAAGACGTAACTTTTAACTCAAGATTTGGTACAGCAGATCAAACAAAAATAGCTGGTATAGAAAGTAGTCAATCAACA